CCCGGAAGCGCGGGCGTTTCTTCAGTCCGAAGGTGAAGAGACGGCGGCAATCCAACTGCAGGGATACAAGAACGCGTCACCCGCGCAACAGGCCGAACTGAATCGCATCTGGTCGGAGGCCGGGAAGCAGAACTCCGGTAGCTACGGCGCTGCCTTTACAGCGGGCATGCCGAAAACAATTCCGGGGCCGACTATTGAGCTTCCGGTGATCGCACCGTCTGCCTTCCAGAATGCTCTCCGCAATGTGCCGAAGTCGATCGCGTTGCCGGTTGACCTGTTCACCAGGAACGGGGTGAAGGTCCCATGAGCCTCTCAGGAGGAACGTTCGCAAGCTCGGACGGAATCAGCACTGTGACCCCGACGCTATTGCTCGGGTACGCGGCTACCCGGAAATCCCGGAACGTCGTGCACGAAATCCTCGGACTCGCCGCGCCCGTCATGACCTACCAGCCTTCACTGCTTCGTGCCGGCGAATTCAAGCTCCTGTTCGAAACTCAGGGCCCAGCCGTCGCCGCCCACAACGCATTCTCGAACCGCACTACGACGTGGACGTACGCATTCACCGACAACACCGTCGCCAACATGACCTTCGCCGTGGCAGAGGGGAACGTGAGTATCGAGCTGGTTGCTGACACTGATCACGTCTACACCGTCACATTCCCGTTCCAGGAGACGACGTGAGCAGCGGGCTTCACACACTCTCCGCGCAAGTAGCCGACGCGGGCGGTGGCAACCCGTCGCCAGGACTGAACCCGATCAGCGGCAGGCTGACACTAGACGAAGGGTGGGCCCCGTACGCCCAGGCGACAGTCGTCCTGCCACTACCTACGCCGGACATACTCGCCCTGCTAGACCCCCGCCGACAGCAAGTCAAGATGTACCTGGACGCTAGCGCCCTGTTCGGATCGAATCCGTCCTCAATGCACTGGATCGCGTATCTCCGCTCCCGAACGATCGACCGGGCGGCACAGACGTGCACGATCACGGTTGCATCAGGAGAGGCCGTCCTTCAGGACTATAAACAGACGTCGGCCATCCCAGTCGACCCGGGGACCACGAGTCTTCGAGTGCTAGTCGCTTACATCCTGGCCACGGTGATCCCGTACACGACCCTCGGCGGCACCGCAGACGCGGTCATTGACCAGCCAACCGCGTTCTGGAACCCAGGCGTCTCCGCTTGGGCATACGTGCAGACATTCGTTCAGAAGGCAGGACTACGCCTCTGGTGCGACGAATACGGGATCTGGTCCCTCGACGTATCGACCCCGAACGACCTCGTCGGCAACCTCGTGCTTTCGACTACCGACTCTATAACTGGCCTTGAAGACGCGATCAATCGCGACGGCGACGAATGGTACGACAGCGTAATCGTTGTCTACTCATGGACCGACGCTGCCGGGGTGCAGCAGATCCAAGCTGACACTGCCACTGTGCCCGGATACTCGAAGGCGCTCACGATCGACGTGAGCGCGCCATACCCCGGCCCCGGAGCAGCATCGGCCGTCCTCTCCCGCGCAATCGGCAAGGGCAACATAGTCACCCCTCGCGCAGTCTCCGACTACGACGCACGACCGGGAATGGACGTCTCCGTAACCGACCAAGAATCGAACACCCTGGCCGGCGCGGTGTCGTCGATCGAATGGGCATTCCCCGGTCACGAGATGGACGTGAAGATTCGCAACATTCTCGAGATCACCCCGTACTCGTGGCGTGCCCTCGCCACCGGAATCACATGGTCCGCCTCACCCGCAGGCGGCACCTGGGCCAACGAATAGGAGAGCCAAAAATGGCAATCGGAGACGCCGCAGCCGCAGCAGGCCTGCAGACATGGACAGCAGCACAAGATCGCCGACTGGGGTTTCAGAACGACAATCAACGAGGCGACGACATCGCCGCGCTCATCCCCAACACAATCGGCCCTTGGACTGCTTACAACCCGACCCTCACCAACCTGACACCGGGAACGGGCGGAGCGATAGTCGCCGCATGGCGCAAGGAGCGCGAGCTTATTCGCGTGCAGATTCGCGTCACCCTCGGATCGACCGGGTTCACAGTGGGAACCATCCCGACTGCGAGCCTTCCAGTCGAGATGCTGACGCCACCTAGTCCGACTGCTCGACTCGACAGCGCCACCACCTATTACGACCTGTCAGCTAACCAGTCGTTCGGTGGTGACATCTCCTGCGTGGCGACATCGACCACGACCGTGCGCCTTCTCGCGTGGCCCGCTGCCTCAGGCCTCGCGCAAGCGGTAACCGCAGTCGCGCCGTTCACCTTCGCGGCCGGCGACGTGCTCTCCACCGAGTTCACATACCGGCCGAAGCCCTGACTTCGAGCCGGCAGGTCTTTCAGACCTGTTCTTCAGCTCCAGCTATCGGTGCGCTCACAGACGCCTCCGGCTCAGGTCGCCATCCGAAGGCCCCTGCAAGCAGTGACAGCATCAACCCAACGAACGCAAAAATCAGCCACTGCACTCCACCTGCGGTCGCCACTGCGCCGCCGTCGGCGGCATACGCGTGCGCCTGAATGTAACCAACGATCAGGCTAATGACGCCGATGGCAGCAACCAGCCCCGTGATGGCGAACATTCCGACGACGTAAGGATTTCTCTGCATCCCCACACGCTAGCGCCTACGGTCGCTGCCAAGTCTTCCTACAGGCTGCGCACGCGATTATCGTGTGCACCCAGAGGAAGGCGGGAGATGAAGGTCGGAGAACATTGGGCATACCAACGGTGGGACTACTCACCGATGGAAGAGGTGGCAATATCGAAACTCGGCAAGAAAAAGATCGAGGCCCGGTTCCTCTCTCGAGGTGACGGTGAGCGAGTCAAGTCAATCTCACGCGATCAACTCCTTTGCTTATGGCGCGACCGTGGCAAATTCGAGGAGCGAGTTGAGCAACGCGAGCGGCTTGCCGAGCAGCCCGGGCCCGACCTCGACGAAGAGTGGAACGGCGCAGAGACGATCCTCCACGCGGCGAAGGTCATCGATGTGTTCGACCTTCACCCGCTCGGAATGGCGCGCATCAGCAGCGTGAGCGCTGCAGCGAAACTATTCGGGGTGCCTGAGAAGCGGGTCACGTCGGGACCCGCCGCCATCGTCGACGGCGACTACGCGGAAGTCCCCTGGTCGACCGTCGAAGATCTCGTCCGGACGTTTGCCAAAGCGCGCCCCGAAACTGTCGTCAAATCGATCGAGGCAGATCGGGCTTACTGGAAGTCCGAAGCGGAAGACAGATATAACGACAGGCCGTATGGCAGCCATGACGACTACATGGCCGAGGAAATGGCGCGCTTTGAGCGGCTGTTTGGTGAGGCTAACGATCAAGCCATGAAGTGGTGCGGCGTTCGTCGGGTTGCCCTCGTTCAACAGGTCAAGGCGCTGAAGGAGAGGGAAAGCCGACTCCGGTGGCTTGTCGGTCAGGCCCGCGATGAGCTTGCCAGAAAGCCCACGCAAAAGGCCCAGGCACTGGTCGCCGCTATGGATGATGCCCTAGCAGTCCGCAGGTAGTCCGCAGCAGTTCCGACTTGCCGCCGTTCACGACGATCAATACCAACGGCCAAAGCCCGGGATTACGGGGAAAACAACGTCGGGCTATCACGACCATTCGGCAACGAAGAGTACGAGCTGTACTACGGCGTCTAATCAAGTAGCCCCGAGAACACGGGGATCTAGGACCTAGCAGTCCGCAACGAGTCCGCACGAGCAGCGAGACGGTCATTCAAAACGGCCGCAACCGCAGCTCGTGCGGACTCGTCTTTGTCCGGCCACATGTGCCCATAAGTGTCGAGCGTGGTCTTCGCGGACGCGTGCCTGAGCCGCTTCTGCACCGTCTTGATATCGAGCCCCGACGCAATCAGCAGCGATGCGAAGTAATGCCGGAGATCGTGAATTCGGAATCCTTCGGGAAGACCCTTGATGGTCTTGCGCGCTTCGATGAAAGCGCGCTCGATCGTGTACGGAGTCACCGCACGACCAAACGCCCCGACCACAAGCGTGTCACTCCCCCATCTCGCAGGAACTCGGTTGAGCTCCAACGCCAGCTCGATCGGAATCGGAATAGGCGTCCTCGACGTATCCGACTTCAGTTCGTCCGCCGGCCACTGAATCACCGGCGAGATGACACCGCGCATGAAGTCCACATCACTGACACGTAACGCCGCGATCTCCGCGACCCGCAGCCCCGCGAACGCACCGAGCAGCACCACCGGCCGGAAGTGCTCCGGCAGCGCGTCATGGAGTGCCCAGATCTGCTCCGTCGTCGCCACGTAGGGGCGCTGCTTCGGCGCTGGCGGAGACGTTCGCCGCGACGTAGGCGACCGCGGGATCAGACCATCATGAACCGCATCCGCGAACAACTGACTCAGCCGGCGGTGCAGGGCGTAGACAGTCGACACGGCGTAGGTCTTTTGCAGGGCCACAACCCACGTCTTCACCTCCGACGCTCGCACATCTTTTAGCGGCCGGTTCGCAAACGTCTTATTGATGACGGCCATGTGAACCCTCGCCTGACGCACCGTGCTAGCTCGATTCACCTCATACGCCGCCAACCACGTCGCCGACCACTCCCCCACAGTCGTCTTCGAATGTCGGGGGTCCGTGTAGGTGCCGGTGACCTTGGACGCGGTTACTTCGTTCAGCCAATGCTGGGCGCTGTTTTGGGGGTCGCGAGGGTTGTCCTTGAACTTGAAATGGCGCGCATGTTCCTTGCCGGCGTCATCGCGGTACCGAGCGCGCCAAGTCCCGTTAGGGCGTTTCTGGATGCTCGCCATCAGTGCCCTCCCCGACCGCGAACGATGTCACCGTGCGAATCAACGACACCACGGCATCCCGGAGTTCGCTCGATTCGAAGTTGTACCCAATCGTGCTCGCGATGTTCGTTGGCCGAAGCCATTCTGCTTCGAGCGTCTTCACGTATTCGGTGATGTTTGTCGGGCTCGATCCCGATTCGTCTTTGACGGACTGCAAGACCTGCGGATCTCGCTCCACCAACCACCCGAGTTCTATGACGTCGCCGGCGACCTCGAGCGAGCTGTGAAACGCCGCCTCGATGCCCGCATCAATGCTCTTGCGGTGACGCGCAAAATCGTCCATCGGATCGCGCGGATGCTCGACGTCGGATAGGGAAAAGCCGAGCACGTCCGCGATGACTGCCGCCTCACTCAGACGGATCGCTCGCGCTCCCTTTTCAATTCTCGAGATGGCCGACGCATCTAGAACAAGGCCTCTCTGGCGCAGCAACTCAGCCAAGTCTTTCTGGCTGAGGCGCTGAAGACGCCGACTCTCTAGAACCTCTTCGCCGAATCGATTCTCGATGGGCGTGTCGTTGGATTGCATGGGGACACACTATTGCACGCAGCGCATAAACGGCTATAGTTGTTCTCAGCGACACCCGTTGCAACACTGCAAACCAGGAAGGACCAACGATGGCAACACTCCTCACCCTTGCCGAGACAGCCGAACGTCTCCGCAAGTCCGAAGCTCAACTCAGATGGATGCTGCACAACGGCACGGCTCCGAAGTCGGCGCTCATCGGCGGACGGCGGATGTTCCGAGAAGCGGACGTCGAGGCGTACATCGACGCAGCGTTCGAAGCGGTCGCGTAATGACCAACACAAAGAAAAAGACGCCGAACGAGTTGCACCTCGCCGGCGTCGAATCGGAAACCCCAGAAGAGGAAACCAACATGGATAGCGTAACAAACACCCTCAACGATGACTCGCCCACCGCGGCATCTTTCGTGCGGATCATGGCCGCGGGCCACCAGCCCACCGCAGAGATCGTCGACGGCGGCGGCGGCATCTACCAGGCCATGATCTCCGCTGAAGAAGCGAGAGCGCTCGTGATGGTCGAGTGGGACGCTGCTGAGCAGACATGGCTCGTGTATGTGGACGACGGAGACGGTCGCCTCACCCCCATCGAGGCGCGACAGTTCGCGTGCGACCTCACCGCCGCTAGCAACCTCGCGGACATCCTCAACGTGGCTGACCAGAAATTGGCCAGCTGATGGCCGCCGACTGCAAGTACGAGTGGTGCGACGGAACGCAGCACGGTGCCGAAGGCGGTCACCACACAGGTGTCATCGCGGCCGCCGTCTCCACGATCGGCGGTGGGATCACCAACCTCGAATGTTCGGTCCACGACGACGAAGACGATCAGGACTACCTTCCCCCGCTGTTCCACTTCGACATTCAGTGGTGGGAAATCGAGATCGATGACGTAGAGCAGGAGATCGCTGACATGAGGAACATGGTCGACCAGTTCGCGGACGCCATGCGCAAGGTCAAGACGGAAGTGGAGAACTGATGCTGTCCAACTTCGAACTGCTCGCATCACTCATCAAACAGGACAGGTTCTTCATGGAAGTAGACGAGCACGGATTCGGTGATCTGCTGATCAACATCCTCCGCACATGCCACGACATGAACCACCAGAAGTACGACTCAACGTGGCTGGCCGACGCGATCGTGGACCTCATCACGCCCTGGGCTGTCGAGGGGGCCATCGTCTGGCCCGAGATGGAAGGCAGTGGGCCGACCTCGTGGGATGAAGTGGACGCCGCCGAGAACCCTTCCGCCAACCCTTCGGAGAACCCTTCCACAGACGGCGCCCCCGACACCGAAACCGGCGTGGTCACCCTCGACATCGAGGAGGCGTAATCGAATGACGGACGCACGTATGCCCGAACGCTACTTACTCGACAGGAGGATCGCGAGCCTGACCGATGGGGAGTTTCGGGCATACGTGACGGCCGCGATGTTCTCCGCATCTAACCGCACCGAAGGAGTCATCACCCACAACGACCAATCGTTGCTGCCTCACTACCAGACCATGTACGCGACGGCGCTCGTCGCCGCTGGACTGTGGGAATTCCACGAAGACGGCTACCGACAAGCCGACTGGGACGACACTCAGAGCACCGTCGCGCAGCTCGAGGCGACCGACCGCAAGCGCCGGCAGAACCGCGACGCCCAAGCCCGCCGCCGCGCCAAGCTGAAAGGTGTCACCGATGACGTCATGCATGACGAAGAGCCTGACGTCACGGGTGAGATCAAAGGCAAGGCAAGGACAGGCAAGGACAGGCAAGGCGAGGACTTAAGTACTAACCATCTACCTGGTGTTCTTGTCGCAGTAAACAGCCCTCAGAGCGACATTGTCACCGATGCGAAGAGCGCGTGGGGTGGGGTCGCGTGACCGCCCGGTACTGGACCGTGACGGTCACGCCGAACGCTGGGTACGGCTCCTCTGAAGCAGATGCGGTCGCGCTTGCGGAGACTCTGTCCTCGCTTGGTTACTCCTGCGAGGTTGGCGAGTTCTTCGATGACGAGGTGTCGGAATGATCGAGGGCGTCGACACGCTCCGCGATCAGGATCAGTGCGTCCCAGATGCCCTCGAGCACGTCGACGACGGTCTTCTCGCCTTTTTCTGGCGGATCGTCGGGCAGGTTGTGCGACCCGTTGTAGATGTCGACGACGTCGGTCTTGAGCGTCATGAGTGTTCCTCTGGCTTGGGGGCAATGTGACTGAGCACCACCGTAGCCCGGAGTGGGCAAAGGTGACCCGAGTGATGCGGCCTCGCATCAAGGCCACCCTGCCCGCTCCGTGCGTTGACTGCGGCCATCCCGTCGACCCTGAGGGTGCATGGCAGGTCGGGCACATCGTCTCCGTGGCGCAGGCGAAGCAGATGGGTTGGACGACGCAGCAGATCAACGACCCGACGAACCTCGGTCCGTCGCACTCGAACAAGTCGGGACCGCAAGGGCGGTCTTGCAATCAGTCCGCGGGCGGGCGGCTGGGTGCGCAGGTGAGCAACATGAAGAAGAAGACTGATAGGAGGCTGCTGCCATGGTGACGCAGATCGTTGGGCCGAACCGGAGCAAGTCGGTCGACTTCACTGCCGACATTAGCGGCTGGACATCGGACGATTACGTGCTCCGGTTCTGGTACTACGTGCAGGGCTACGTCACCAACAAGTGGGGACACCACGCCCGCAACATCGCGGACGCGCAGGTGAGCGACATGCAGGGCGTCGCCATCGAAACGCTCATCAACTTCGCCCGCGACGAATATAAGCCTCTGTGCGAACGCCTCGGCGCAACCCCGACCGACCCCCGCCTGTTCTGGTCATTCGTCAAACGTCAACTCAATTGGAAACTCGCCGACTACTTCGCCGATCTGAGGAATGACCAAACGATCGAAGACGACGAAGAGATGCCGTCGCTTACATGGATGCGAACGCAGTTCTCGAAGCACGTCGATTCCTCAACGCTGCAGAACGACCTTGCCACTGCCCTCGCCCAGATGAACCACACAGACCAGACGCTGTTCGCCCTCTACTACTTCGAGGAGATGCAACGTAACGACGTGTGCGAGGTACTGGGGCTTTCCAGCAACGGCATCAACGTGCGCATCAGACAAGCGGCTGAACGGCTACTGCACGCAGCGATGGGACTCACCACCGAACTTCAACCGCTCGACGGCAGACAGCCTGTCGACTGGGACCTGTCACGCGCAGACCAATGGACGCGAGCAACGTACGGCGTTCCCCTTCCTACCTACCTCGAATACGTCACCATCCATTACCGCGCAGACGTCAGCTACCTGGTCGACATTCTCAACACCGCCAACCGCATCTACGGCCGCCGCTATCACTACGAAGAGAACCCGCGAGCGCAGGCACGAGGTGCGCGCCTGACCGATGAGCAGGTCAACGAGATACGCAGACGACTTGCCAATGGCGAACGAGGCAGGGACATAGCACCCGACTACCCCGTGAAAGAGGGAGCCATCTACGCCATCAAGCGAGGCGATGCATACGGATATGTGCCCCGAGACAGCACGGAGAACGCAGCGTGAACAAGTTTTTGAGTGAGGACGCTGGACCCCCGCCAGTAGGCAGCATCGATTTTCTCAGAAGTGAGTGGGAGTCGATCCGGGACAGCACTGTTCGCCCTCTGGATCTCACGGGGTTGGCTGGGGACGGTCCGCATCGTGAGGAGTTTCTGAGGGGTGCTGAGCTGCTGCGGTTCCTTGGTCCGAAGGCGAAGCGGGACAAGCGCACTCGTGAGTTGATGACGCCGCGGCCGGCGCAGCTTCTGATCGCGGATGCGGTGGAGAACGCGGATAGGTTCCTCGGGTTGCTGGCACCGCGGCGCAGCACGAAGACCTCCGCGATGTTCGCTATCGCGATGGGGCGGATCTCGAACCGGGATGACTACCGGGTGGGGTATGCGATGGCGACGACGGCGCTGAAGGGGCGTGCACGGTTCAAGGAGGACATCGCTGCACCGCTCGAGTTCCTGTTCCCGGATAAGAAGACCAGGCCGTTCACGATCAACTATGCGGGCGGTTCGGAGTCGATCCGGTGGAAGGAAACGGGGTCGCTGTTCCAGTTCCTCGCGCCGAAGGGTGATGGGTTCCGGTCGGATGCGTGGGACTTGATCCTCATCGATGAGGGCGGGGAGGCTGAGCCGGAGATGGCGGAGGACATCCTTGCGGGTGCTGGCGCGACTATGGACACCATCCCCGATGCGCAGCTTGTCGTCATGGGGACGGCGGGTGACGTGCGTGAGGGCGGGCTGTTGTGGCCGACACTGAAGGACGGACGCGAGGGGAAGAACCGCACGTCGCTTGTCGCGTGGTCCGCTCCCGAGGGCACGACTGTTGACGATCTGAAGGGTGACGATGGGGAGAAGGATTGGGAGAAGGCGAAGGTGCTCCTCATCGCGGGGCATCCCGGTATCGGTCACGGCTCCGAGCTGATCGACATCGAGCCGAACTTCTGGTCGTGGAAGCCGGAGCGGTTCTTGAAGGAGTACCTGGGCATCTTCACCCGCCCGGGTGGTGCGTCGTTCATGAACTACCCGGCGTGGCTGGGTATGGCGGACACGGGGCGGATGCCCTCGCCGCCGTCGCATTTCCGACTCGCGTTCAAGGTTCATCCGTTGCAGACCTCGGCGTCGATCGTCGCGGTGTGGCGAGTCGACCGGAAGGTGAACGTCGGCGTCGTCGACACCCGCAAGGGAGTGACGTGGTTGTACCCGCGGTTGCTGGCGCTCGCCGCTAAGTACAACGTACCGATCGCCTACGACACCGCGAACAGCGTCGACACGGCGGAGGCGGACAGGCTGAAGAGAGCCAAGCGCCGGCCTCAGATCGAAGGGCTCAACTGGAACCAAGTCAGCACTGGTGCGGCTGCGACGTTCAACGAGATCGAGACGGGGAACGTGGTGCACTACGGGACGCCCGAGCTGAACGATGCCGTCCGCGTAGTCGTGAAGCGCGGCACCCGGGACTCGAAGCGGTGGGCGTACGGTCGCCCGCCCGGGAACGAAGAGGCGGACATCACCACCCTGGAAGCGTTCTCCATCGGGCTGCGCGCCTACGACGAAGCCAAGCCCCGGGTGCCCATCACCCTCATCACGTCGGAGTCTGCAGCGTGACCGCGAAGGTGGATGCGTCGGAGTGTTCGACTGTGGTGTGGTGCCCGAAGTGCGCTTGGTATTCGGAGGCCACTCGTACAGAATCGGGCGGCCATGATCTCGCCGTGAAGCACGACACTCGCGAGCATCCGGAGAACAACGGGGCCATCATGAACCGCTTCAACTTCCGCAAGAAGTCTCTGCCCCTCTCGGTCTGAACCGGTTTAGGTACTCATGCGAGACTAGTCTTGTGGGACTAGTTGCGAACCTCAAAACCGCGCTCGGGTATGGGCCGAAGTTTGACGTGCTCGCTTCCCCGTTCTCCGACGCGCAGCTTGTGCAGATCGTCTATCAGGACATCTACGGCGCTTCTGCTCAACTCCCGCTTTCACGCCTCGAAGCGATGGGGATTCCCGCCGTCGCGAAGGCGCGCAATCTACTCGCCGGCACCATCGCCAAGCTGCCCCTCCGCGTGCTCAACTCGACAGGCATCCTCCCGGACGACCAGCAGCCGTCGTGGACTTACCGCACTGACAGTGCAGTGCCTCCGTTCCTCCGCATGCTGTGGACCGTAGACGATCTGCTGTTCTACGGCTCCTGCCTGTGGATGGTCGACCGCGGAGCTGAAGGCGCGATCCTGAACGCGGAGCGTGTCCCGTGGGAGTGGTGGACGACCACGCCCGAAGGGGCGATCAAGGTCCGCAATGAGCTTGTCGACGCCAACGATGTCATCTACTTTCCCGGCCCGGTCGAAGGCCTTCTCGAGAAGGACATCGAGACACTGCGCTCCGCGAAGACCATCGGCAGCACGGTCGCGAAGAGGGTCAAGACGCCGATCCCTGTGATGGAGATCCACGCGACCGGCGACGGCGGCAACGAACCGACCGAGGCGGAAGCTAAGGCACTCGTCGCTGAGTACAACAAGAACCGCAACGACCCGGACGGCGCGACCGTTTACACGCCGTCCAGCGTCACGCTCATCAGCCACGGCGACAAGGCCGATGCAGGGTTCATGGTCGAAGGCCGAAACGCTGTCCGCCTGGACGTTGCCAACATCACGGGCGTCCCCGCGTCCTTGCTCGAAGGCTCCGTGTCCAGTGCGTCCCTGACCTACTCCACCAGCGAAGGCAAGCGCAACGAGTTCGTGGACTACGGACTGTCGATCTGGATGGAAGCCATCACTGGGCGTCTCTCGCAGGATGACGTGGTCAATCGCGGGCTTCACATCGAGTTCGACCTAACCGACTTCCTCACCACCACGCCGTCACCCACCGGCCTCCCAGAACAGGACTAGAGCCATGACCACTGTGCAGATTCTCGCCGGCAATCTGACGGCATCCGTCGAAGAGCGAGTGACCTCGGGCCTTCTGCTTCCGTTCGGCGAGCTGGGCAACACCAACCTCGGCAAATTCACCGTGGATGGCCCCGGCATCTTCTCGATCCCGGCCGACGTGAGCGTGCTCAATGCGAACGAAGACCACAAGCAGACCGAGCCCCGCGCCCGCTTCCTGACCGCCACAGAGACACCCGCGGGAATCGTCGCCTCATTCAAGGTCGGCGCTAACCCCGAAGGTGACGCACTGCTGGCCCGCATCGAAGACGGCCGCAAGAACGGCAAGCCCGTCTCCCTGAGCGTCGAAGTCAAAGACGTGATCCTTCGCGCAGGCAAAGCGATCTCGGGCGCACTGACGGGCGCGGCGTTCGTAGACCGGGGCGCGTTCCCTTCCGCCTCCCTGATGGCCGCTGACGCGGGTGAGCTGCCCGTGGAAGAGACACCAGTCGCCACCATCCAGGAAGTCGCAGAAGACGGCTCGTTGGACATCGAGACATCAACCACGCCGGATGTCGTCAACATCCATCCCGCCGACGCGGACGCGCCGGTCC